AAAGAAAGATGGCAAATAGTTATAAGTTTAAAGGTGTAGCATTAGCAACTGGAAGTGAAACAGCATTATTGACTGCTGCATCAACAGAAACAATTATTATTAAATCTATTTTAGTTACTAATAATACAAGCAATACTCCAACTTTATCTTTAGATGTAGCAGATAGTTCAGCTAGTGCAGAATATACAATATTAAAAACACACACACTTGCAGCTAACACATCAGGAGAAGTATTTACTGGATCACCTTTAGTATTAGAACCATCTGATGCAATAAAAGCTACAGTAAGTTCTTCAGATTCAGTTCACTTTGGAATTAGTTATTTAGTCATTACTTAATGCAACTACTAAAAATACCAGTTAAAAAAATAGATGAAGTCTGGTCGTTAGTTAAAAACAATATTCAGGAAGCTTTGAATTACTCAGGCAATCAAGTAGATTTAGATTTTGTTTATAAAACACTACAAGCTGATAATTTTCAGCTTTGGATTGTTTGGGATGAAGATAAAAAAACAGTTCAAGAACAATACAATGGAGTAGTTGTTACTGAAATTATACAAAGAAAATTAAAAAAATCTTGTCATATTTATATTATGACAGGTAAAAACAGACAACAATGGCAACATCTAATTAAAGTTATTGAGGACTTTGCCGAACAACAGGAATGTAATAATATGGAATTAATTGCAAGACCTGGTTGGCAGAAAATACTTCAAAACTATAATTATGTAAGAACTCATGTAGTTCTTGATAAACCAATAATAAAAAAGGAGAAAAAATAAATGTCATTTTTAGGAGGAGGTTCAACTGGTGGTGGTCAAGTACAAACACAAATCAACCAACCTTACGAACCAGCACAACCAGCTTTAAATCAGATTATATCTGAAGCAGGTAATTTATATAATCAAGGTGTAGGAGCAGCAGGATATGTTGCACCATCACAACAAACAATTTCTGGATTAGCTGCACAAGAAACTATGGCAGGAGCTGCTAATCAACAATTGGCAGACACTTTAAGTGGTAAGTATTTAAATCCTTTTTTACAACCCATGTTACAAGGTTCTGCAAATGAGATAGCGACAGCAGTCAATCAAGAGTTTAGCGGAGCTGGAAGAACTCCAGGATCACCAATGAATCAACAACAGATATTAGCTGGTATTACTGAAACTGCTTTACCTTATGCTTTTGACCAATATAATACTGAAAGACAAAGACAGTTAGCTATAGCTGGTGCTGCACCAACTTTAGTTCAAACAGGACAACAATTAGAAAATATTCAAAGACAACAAAACCTAGCTCCATTCCAAGCCTTACAACAATATAGTGGAATGGTTTCACCAATTGCAGCAGGATTTCCTGTTCAATCTGGTCAAGCTCAAACATCTGCTAATCCTATTACTACTGCTTTAGGTGGTGCTTTAATAGGATCTAAGTTTGGTGGTATGGGTGCGATCTATGGTGGAATAGGTGGATTATTAGGAGGTCTATTATAATGAATAAATTAAGAAAAATATATTTTGATTTAGAAACAAAAGTTAGAGAAAAACCTATGAAAGTTTTTATAGGTATGTTCATTCTTTTTGTTATTGCAATAATTTTATAATCTATGAATAAATTAAAAGAGTACGCAGGTTTATTAAACCAAGCTGCACCAGAAAATCACTTTCTTGCCTACATTACAAAAGATGAGAAAGATATGTTGGTTAAAGCTGGTGGAAAAGAAACACCTACAATATCAGGTATTTTAGCTTATCCACCTGGAATGGGTGATCCTAATTATGCTGGTGCTGAACAAAGTGCTACTGCTGATGCTGGTCATACTAACGATCCTGGACATGGTTCTAATAGAGTGGGCAGACAAGATCCGATGGGTGGTCATGCACACCAAACAGCAGCAGAAATGAGAGCTGTAAATCCTGCTGAGTTTAGTGGAACAATGAATATTGGTCATGGTGGAAATGATGGTAGTGATGATATTGATTCAACATATACATCTACTAGCTTTGATGTAGAACCAACTAATAAAAAAACTTTAGCTGATACAATTATAGACTACATTAAAGGTGGTGGAATGATTGGTGCTATTCTTAGAGGTGTAGCTGGTAAATTAAATCCTGAAAATAAATATGAGGGTATTACTGGTGAAGATGGAATTGGTGAAGGTGATTTTGTTTATAGTTCTCCCAATGAATATGCACAAGGTGAGTTTGGATTAAATTACAAAGATTTAGATTTAGAACAACAGGCAGAAATAGATCAAAAATTTTATGATAGTGGTCATAGATCAGTAGCTTTTCAAGAATTATATAGAGATGGTGATACAAGTAATATTGAAAATCTTACAAATCAAGAAAGACAAGCTATAGATCAAGTAATACCACAACTATCTTATGAAGTTGGTGGTACTGAGCCACAAGAGTCTATGGTTAATAAATACTTTGCAAACTTAAATAATACTAATTTAGGCATCTCAAACGACTTTATGACAAAGTATAATACAGCTAAAACTAACATGGCTAGTATTTTAGATATGACACCAAACACACAACAATATGGATATGGAAATACTTTTGCATCTACTTACCCAAGAGCTATGAATAGTGGAAATGTATTTTATCAATATCTTAACGAACAAGGATTAATTTAATGGCAAGATCATTTGACTACAAAGGTTTATTATACTCACCAGAAGTTTTAGGTGGAATAGGTTTATTAACTGCTGGACTTTCAGGCAAAGCACCAGACACAGCTTTACCAATGATGATGCAAGGTATGAAAACATCTTCTATGTTTTCTGCTATGGAGCAAGAAGAAGAAAAGAAAAAATTAATGAAAGAATATGCAGATCAAATTCCATCAGACCATAAAAATCTTTTTAAAATGTTTCCTATTGAATATGCAAAAAAATATTTATTTCCTAAAGATAAAAAATCAGACATTAAATCATTAATGATACCAGGTGAAGATGGTAAGTATGGCACACCAAAAACTTTTAATTTAGCTTTACCAGAAGATTTTGCTGAGTTTAACAAATTTATAGATCAAAAAGGTGTTTATGAAGTTAAAGCACCTGCTGTAGTAACTTCTAGTTTAGAGGGTATGACAAAACCAGAAAAATCATCTAAAGGAACTTGGGAAAAAGAAATTAAAGGTCAAGAAGATTTATTGGCTAATCTTGAAAGAATGGATGTTTTTTATGATGAAAGATTTTTACAACTTGTAGGCAAAGGGGAAAAAGAAGTTTTTGCTTTGTTGGATAAGTTTGGAGTTGCTAAACAAAGTCAAGTACAATTTTTACAAAGATTTGCTAATTGGGAACAGGCACAAGAACAATACTTTAATGCTTATAGAAAATTAATTACTGGTGTTGCTGCTGGTGAAAAAGAGATAGCTTGGATTCAAGCTTCAATACCAAGTTCTAAAGATTCACCAAGTGTTTATAGATCAAAAGTTAAATTGCAAAAAGAAATAACTAAAGGAATAATACAAAGAGCTAAAGCATTTAAGGGTGGTTTTGAAAAAGCATTAGATGCTGAGGGCAACCCTACAAAAGAATTTCAAGAGTTTTTAAAGAAAGAGGGATTAAATCCATCTTTTGATGTAGTTAATGCAACACAGCAATTATATTTATCACAAGGTTATGATGATGAAACAATGGAACAAATTATGAATTTAACTTTTGAAAATATTGATTGGTTTAAAATATTACAAGCAGGTGCAAATTAATGTCAACTTATAGCGAATATTTAAAAAAGGAAAGAGAAAAATTATTAGAAGTTGAAGATGCTAATAATATTATACAAGGTAATACTACTGAAAATTTATCAGAAGAATTTAATGCAGTAGATACTGCTGCTAGTGGTGCAACAGGTATTGCACATAGTCTTACATACATAATGGATTTACCATCGTTAGTTGGTAAGGCATTTAATTTTGCTATGGGGCAAACTGTTGGTAGAGGATGGGAAGCTTTAGATATAGCTGCTAGAGAAGCTATGGGGCAAGATGAAACTAGAATTGCTCTTGCTAGAGAAAATTTTGAAAAAATGAGAAAGTGGGATCCAGATATAGAGGGTTATCCAGGAGTTTTTGAACCTGGACAACTTATAAGAGATAAAATTTTTACTTATGAACCTAAAACTAAAATAGGAAAATATACTAAAACTGCTGGTGAATGGGCAGGTAGTGGTGGAGTTTTTGGTGCTTTATCAAAAGTAGATAAATTAGGAAAAGGTATTAAATTATTTTCTACTGGTGCTGTTAGTGGTGTAGCTGAACAAGCTGTTACTGATGCTTCTAACGAAGCGGTAGGAGTAGGTGCTGGTCTTGCAGTAAATATTCCTTTAGATATTTTAGCATTAAGAAAAGGTAATGTTTCATCGCTTATTGCTAATTTAGCAAAATTTACAGATGAAGAAATTAAAGCAATTAAAATTATACAACAAAATGCTAAAAATGATGGTTTATATTTAAGTGTAGGCGAAGCATCTAATAAATTGGGAATTATTAAATTAGAGGGTAATTTAGATGTAGCAACTAAAGCATCAGATATAATATCAAATTTTTATAAACCTAGACCTGCACAAGTAAAAACATATATTACTAATAATGCTGGAAAATTTGGTTTAATTACAGACGCATCTAAACTTTCTAAAAGCCAAATGCTTAATTTATATAAAAAAACAGCATTACTTTTAACTGAAAGAAGAACTAAACTTTGGGAAAAAGCAGGTGGTAATAAATTTGCTAAAGAATTATTTCCTAAAGCTGAAATTAATAAAGTTATTAAATCAATTGACACTATGATTGCTAATCCTGCAAACAATAAAATTGTAAGTGATTTAGAGTCATATAGAAAAATGTTATTAAATGCAAAAAATGATGGCAGAACACTACATGGTATTTTAAGAGAAATTAGACAACATCGGATGTTTGCTTCACAAAATCCAAATGCAACTCTTGCCGATCAAAAACTTATTAGATCAGCAAAAGAAATAGAAAAGAGTTTAGATAATATATTTTTAACTTATTCAAAACAAGCAAAACCAGGTAAAAAATTTAGTAATTATGCTTTAGCTCAAAAAAAATATAAAGCTTACACTAAAGCTATGATTGAACCATTGGATAGAACTAAATTATTTAAAGATATAAAAGTTGCTGGTTGGGAAAACGATGTTGATAAAGTAGCTAAAGTTTTTAAATATTTATCCGAATATAATTTAAGTTCAAAAGATGTAGAGAAATTAGCTAAAACAATGAATGTAGCTAAAGATGGTAAAGCTTGGCAAAAGGTTGTTTCTTATTGGTTTGAAGATTCTTTTTTAAAAGCATCATTAAATTTTGCAGATGAAGGTTTAAATTTTGGTGCATTATATGCAAAAGCATTAACAGGTAGTCCTAGAAAATTAGAAAACTTTACAACCATGATGTTCACAATGGCTAAACAAAAAGGTTATAAAGGAACTTATGCAGATATGTTAAAAGCTACAAAAACATTTAGTAATGTTTTAAGAGCTTCAAGCAATAATGCAAAAACAGGTTCTAATACAATGAACAAAGCTGAATTGTTAAAATCACAAAGTGCCAATATAACAGATTGGTTTAAAGGTATTCCAATATTTACTTATGTTAATAATAAATTTAGTGAAAGAGCTTTAAGTAAAAATTCTGAAGCATTAGCAAAAGCTTTAACAAGTCCTAGAGGCATTGATGCTTTTATACAATTAGCTGAACATTGGAAAGAACCTGCAAAAGTGTTTGCTGCTATAAGAGCAGTAATGAATGTTAATGCAAATACTGAGGAGTTTGAATTAAACTAATGCCTACTCAATCTCAAAAAAATTCATTAGATATTATAAAGTTACAAGGTGAAGTAAAATTAATAAATCAAAAAATAGACACAATAACACACAACCATCTAGCTCACTTAGAAAAAAAAGTTGATAATGTTTATAAATTATTATGGCTATTGGTAACAATAAGTCTATCAAGTCTGTTAAACTTCCTGTTCAACCTACTAAATTAACAAAGGCACAAAAAGGAACTATTGGCGAATACCAAGCAATAGTTGATCTTACAAAGCAAGGCTATCATGTAGCTTTAGCTTGTAATCCTCAATGTCCATTTGACTTAGTTGCAGTAGGTGAAGATGGAGAAATTAGACTGATAGATGTTAAGTCCAATACTTACAGGAAAACTTATAAAAAGAAAACCTGGAACAAAAGGTCTTTAAAAATTTATAGATGTCCTACTAAAAAACAAAAGGAACTAAAGATAGAATTGATGATGGTGGATAATGAATAGAAATAATATTAATGAAAATAACAGCATACATCTTTTTAGGAGTTCTTTGGATAACCTTAATATCGGCTACATTTGCTTATGCAGGTTCTACTCAGACTAATACCTCTGGCTCAAATACTGCCATAGAAGGTGGGTACACATCTACAACGACTAATGAGTATGCTTCTGGATCATCAAGTAATTCTACAACGAACAACACAACTAATTCAGATATTAAATCATCACCTCCAACTGCTAACGCACCATCTTTTTCTGCACAATCACAAGATGTCTGTGCAACAGGAGCTTCGGCAGGGGTACAAACATTTGGTTTAGGTATTTCAGGTGGCAAGACCTTTAGGGATTTAAATTGTGAAAGAATTAAACTTGCTAAAGTCTTAAACGACTTTGGTATGAAAGTTGCAAGTATTGCACTTCTTTGCCAAGACGAAAGAGTTTTTGAAGCTATGATTAATGCTGGAACTCCTTGTCCTATAGATGGCAAGATTGGTAACGATGCTTTGGTTTTATGGAAAAAGTATGACCATGAAAGACCTGATTACAAAACTTATGTCAAGCGAATGGATGAAAGAAAAAAAGCTGATGAATTAGAGCAGATAGCTATGACAAAAGAGTTTGAAAGAATTGAAAAAGAAAAAGCTAAAGAACAAGCTAAAAAGAAAAAAAACATAGAGTGGAAAGATCCTAGATGATCTGGTTAATAATATTTATAGGAATTATGGCTTATGCGGTTTATCGTATTAATACTTTTGCTGATGACATTAACCCATACAATTTCAGCAACAGAAAAGACGACAGGTAATTTAATAACTAATGGTAACTTTGAAACTGGTAATGCTAATGGTTGGACAACTACAGGGAATGTTGATGTTCTAAATGATTGTTGTGAATTAAATAATGTAACTAGCAATTATGATTTAGAGTTTGGTAATAGTGGATCTATTACACAAGATTTTAATTTAACATCTAATACCATTTTACAGACTATGCTAAACAATGGCATAACTTTAAATTCAACAGTTGAAGTACAAAATGGTGAATGTGGTGTTTCAGGTTGTTGGGGTGGTCAAGGAGCTGCTGATACTTTTACTATTACTTTAAATATTAAAGATAGTAATGGAAATTTATTAGCAACCAATACAACTATTAGAACTGATGTTACTGGCATTAATGGAGCTAACTTTACAGACACATTAATTTATTCAGGAATTAATTCTAACATAGGCAACATTAATATTTCTGGAACTGATGCTAATGCACCAGCTACTTTAGGTGGAGCTAACTTAGATAATATATCAGTTACTATGACTTATGATGATACTGTTTTAACAGAACAAGCATCTACAGCATTAACTAATATTGAAGAAGTATTAGAAGAATTAACTACAGAAGTATTTAACGAAATAGAAGAATTATATTTAAAAGAAGAAATTAAATTTGCTGAAGAAATAATTGAAGTAGTAGAAATGGAATCATTACCTACTACTGTTGAGGTTATAGCAAAGGAAATTGTTGAAGAAATTATAGAAGAAATAGAAGAAAAGATTGAGCCACCAACAACCATGATGGCATCTTTACCAAAAGAAAAAATGGTTGAAACAGTAGAAGAAAAAGCTGAAGAAATTATAGAAGAAATTTATGAAGAAACAGTATCAATGGTTTCTGAGAAAGAGGAAACTGTTAAAGAAGAAAAAGAAGTAATAGAAGAATCTGCTGTTGAAGAAGAAAATAAAGAAACAGTAGAAGAAACTAATGTACCAGAAAAAGAACAAGCTGAGAAAAAATCAGAAGTTAAAACAGAAGAAGAAGAAGAATCTAATAGCGAAGAATCTACAACAGAAGTCGTATCAACAACAAATAATACCAAGCAAAAAAATATACGACAGAAAAAAAATATCAATGTAGATAAAGTAATGGCTAAAGTTGATGAAGCCATTAAAGATATAGACAAGAATTTACAAGTTAAGAATATAATTAAATTGGAAATAATGACTAATGACCAGGCTAGTTTAACTGGTTATGCTACAATTCCTTTTTATAAAAGCAAAGACATATACTTAAATCAACTTAATATGTCTGATCCAAGACTTCTCTACACAGAAGTAACTTTAAATAAATATAAAGTTAATGATCCTGTATTTAAGAAACAGGAACTTTTACACAACATAAAATTAAAAAAACAAAAACTTTTAATAGAACTGGAGCAATTGAAAAATGGTTAAAGATATTAAAAAGAACTTAACAAACATAGTAGTTGTTATAGGATTAGTAGGATCTATTGGTGCAGGTTTTAGTAAATTTGCTAAGATGGAAAGCACTATTGAACAATTGGCAAGTCAAACAAATGTAGATTATTCTGCACAAATAGCAGTTATAGAAGAAAAGGTAGCTGCATTAGAAAGTGTAGATACTTCACATGAACATCCTGTAAATCATGGTCATACTAAAATTTTAGTTAATGAAAAAGAAATAGAATTACTACAAGTTCAAATAGAAGAAATTAAAGTTAAGACTAGCAATCCTCTACAGTAGTTATGAAAGTAAGCGAAAACACTTCTGTTGCTATGCCAATTAAAAATATGATTGGCATTGTTGTAGCTGTAGCTATGGGAATTTTTGCCTACACAGAATTGACTTCTAGGTTGACTTCACTTGAAACATCAAGAGAATTATTTGAATCTGATTTACTTAAAAAAAGCGAACAAGTACCTACAGATCAAGAACAGTTTATGTTGCTTGAACACCTTGCTGGACAGATAGAAAATTTACAAGAAGAAATGCAAGGCATGAGAAATAATACAGTTAATCTTAATAGAGCTATGACTGACATAGAAAAAATATTAGAGAACATAGAAAATATGAAAGATAAAATTAGAAATAATGGGAATCATTAATGATTGTGGAAACTGTTTTTGCCCTGCTTTTAATCGCTGATAATAAAATTATTGAACATCGTATTCAGGATAGTCTTAGTCAATGTCTTAAAGGTAAAAGATATGCCATGAGAGATAAAAAATCAGACGACAGAGTTCAATACCAATGTATTAAGTCTAAAGCCAATATAGAAATCTATATGGGTGAGAAAAAAATTACATCATTAATATTAGAATAAAGAAATGATTGATAAAATTTTATTAAAATTTTTTGGTTGGATAGACATTATGTCTGAGGGAATAGCAAACTTAGTTATTGCCAAGCCAAAAAGTAAAAAAAGAAAATGTCAAAAGTGCCATCATAAATGTCATTGTAAAGATGAACTTCATGCTGACGAATATGGTTTGTGTACTTGCGACAACTGTAAATGTGGAGCATAAAATGAAAGACATAAAACATAGAGTAGAACATTTTTATTTAATGAATAGAGAATACATCTTAGGTGGTGTGATTGGTTTTATATTAGGAGCAATTATATTTTAATTTATGAGGTGTAACTATGTCATTACTGGGAAAGATTTTATATTTAATAGAAAAAATACTAAGAAAATTATATTCAAAGATTTGGTATTACAGAATTGTATTCACAACAAATTTAAAAAGGAGAACTAATGTACGAAGAATTAAAAGCAGAAGTAAAAGAATGTGAGGGTTATGTTAATAAAATTTATAAGTGTTCAGAGGGTTTTGACACCATATTCTATGGACATAAAGTAATACCTGGAGATAGTTATGAGCATGGTGTTGAGTACCCAAAAGAAATGGGTGAAGAAGTTTTTGAAAAAGATTTTCAAAGAACTGTAGATGCTGCCGAAAGACTTATTGGCGATAGATCAATTAATAATACAGCTAAAGAAGTTGTAATTAATATGGTGTACCAAATAGGTGAAGGTGGTGTTTCTAAGTTTAAGAATATGTGGAAAGCTCTTGATAGCGAAGATTATGGAGAGGCAAGTTTTCAAATGTTAGATTCTAAATGGGCAAAACAAACTCCAGCTAGAGCAGGTAAGTTAGCTGGTAAAATGAGAGCTGCCAAATTATAGGAGGATATTATGTGGTTAGGTTTAGCAACTAAATTAGTTCCAGGTATTTTAAAAACTGGAATGTCTATTGCAGCAAACAGAAGAAAAGTAAAAGAATTACAATCTGTTGCTGAAATGCGTCATGCAGAAAAAATGGCAAATGGCGAAATTGAGTGGAAACAACAACAAATTTCTGCTCAGAAAAACGATCTAAAAGATGAATTTGTTTTGATTCTCATTTCAATTCCTTTGTTGATCGCTGGATGGGGAGTCTTCTCAGAAGATGAACAAATTATTGCAAAGCTAGATATTTTTTTTGAACAGATAAATAATTTTCCTTTATGGTTACAAGGTTTAATTGTTGGGGGATATTCAACTGTTCTAGGCATTAAAGGTGTTTCTACTTTTAAAAAGAAATAGATGTCAGAAAACCTAGACCTGATTAACGAATATAAAGATCAAGTTCGTATCTTAAAGCAAGAAGTAGCTGAACTGCAAGACGCAGGTAAGTCTAAGGATTCTGCTAATAAGAGATGTTTGCAAAAGCTAGAGTATTCTCAAAAAGATTTAGATGCTGCTTTAGAAAAAATAAAAGAATTAGAGGAACAAATTAAAACAAAAGATAAAAAATGAAAATAGCTTTATTCTTATTTATGTGTTCCTCAGTTTCTAATAGTTGCTTACCACCACACCAAACATCAGAACTGCATAATAGTTGGTACGATTGTATGCTTTCTGGTTATCAAGAATCTTTAGATAAAACAATAGAGATAGGCAAAGAAGATATTAATAAACATGAAATATTTATTAGGTTTGCTTGTATTGAAGAAAAAGTAATTGTACCAAAAGCAAAACCTAAAGTAGAAACTTAATGGCAGCTAAAAAGAAAACATGGAACAAATCTAAAACAATTGTCATAGATATTGGTAAGTGTAAATATTGTAATAAAGATATGGTTAATACTGATAGCTTTGTAGCCTTTGCTGATAAGACTAGAGGTCATTATAATTGTATGAAAAAAGATTATTACGCACAACTAATTAAGAAGGACAAAAATGAAAAAAGGTTATCACCGAACTAAATCAGGAAAAATTGCTAGAAAAGGATTATGGTACAATGTTAATCAAAGAAAGAAAAAAGGAATTAGCAGACCAAAATCTAAATCAACTATAAGTGCCAAAGCTTATAGAACATCTTAGCAACCGATTAGGTTGATCTACTTGTTTAGCAGATCAAGTTCTAGTTTTTACTAGAGGGATAGGGTGGGTATAGAATCAATTGCCTAGTGGTATAGCTGTGTACATTAGGTTATCATTATAGTATAACGACTAATAATTAAATTAAGATTCGTTATGCTAAATTATACTTTAAATATACCACAGCATAGAAAAGTTAATAAAACCAATAGTAATGTTGTTGGGGTTTTTGATTACAAATCAATTGCTCTACCATCTGAGCTACAGGGGCAACATAAAAAACCTTATATATATAGCCGAATTGAATCGCAAGATTCTTTTCGGCACTTTTTTTATGCCCAAAATATAGTGAGAATCGGTGTAGATTATACCAAAATTATACCGCAGCTCCCTATACTTTTCTTATACCCCTTAAATAAGCTTGGATTTATAAGGCAAAAAAAGCAATTGATTATGCTTGAAACATTGTTAGCGGTATAGTATAACATAGTTATAACTTATAAAAAGGAGAGAGAAAATGAAAAATAAATGGTTCTACTATCCAAGCTTTTTATCAAAACAAGGATTATTGTTCAAAGCTGCTAAAGAAATTATGTTTAGAGGTTCTGATTATTCTTATCCTAGAAAAGCTTTTGTAAAAGTAAATTTATTTAAACAAAATGGTTTTACTAAACTTTCAAGAAAAATGGGTGGTGGTAAATTAATATATGGTTCTAAGTTTAATTCTTGGGGTATCGTCAATCATCTTATTGAAGAAGATAATCCAGGAATTTATGTATATTATAGAAGTGCAGCTAATTCTATAATTTCTAAAAAAAATAAATTTAAACAATTAAAATTGGAGTTAAATTTATGAACATAGATATAAAAAAAGTACACTCTACTAAAAGAATATTTCATTTTATGATTACAATTAATGATAAGACTTGGGTTAGTAGGGATAATTATTTTGTGAGAAAAAAAGATGCACAAAATTATATAGACCAAAACAGAAAAAATTTAGAAAAGGAGAGAGAACATGGAACTAGCAATTAGACCTACAAAAAAGAATGGTAAAAAAATTTGGCGATTTAGATACTTTGGTTTAGATGGTCAGGTTAAATTTATAAGTGATAAAACTAAAAGTGCAGTAGAAGTTTTAGCTAAAGAAAAAATAAAAGAAATAGGTTTAACTAAAACATCATCATCACAAATCTTTTTATCTGAAGCTTGGATAGATTTCTGCCAACATTGTGATTACAAAATTAGTGTAGGCAGATTAGAAAAAGGAACAAAAGATAATTATATTACTTTTTATTTAAATCATATTTTACCTTATTTTAAAAATATAGATATAAGGTTAATAGATAAACATAAAGTAAATGATTTTACTCAACATATAAAAAATAAAGCTTTAAAGATTTGTACTCATAAAGGTAAAACTAAAATTTGTGATACAATTAATCTTGCAAAAGTTGAAAAATGTTTTGAGTGTGGTAATATACTTTCTATTGTTGAAAATCCAATAGAACCTAATACTGCTAGAAAAATATTTAATACATTAAGTTTAACTTTGCAGCACCAAGCCGATATTGATAAAATTGGCAGAAATGTTTGCGATGACAAAGATTTTCTAAAAACAGTTATAGCACCTAAGAAAAAGGTCGTTACTATTGATTTTGATGAATGGTCGTTAGAACTTATCGCTAACATAATCCAGGATATTAATAGACCTATGGTCAGGTTAATGTGTCAGATTATGCTTGAAACTGCAATCAGACCTAGTGAGTGCAGAGCCTTAGATAGAAAAAGCTTATTGTTTAAATCTAAT